AAGAATGAAAAAATACTTTGCAGCTATCCTTAAGGATAATGAAAAGCAAGGTCAACGAAGACTACGTATTTTACCAACTCCAGATGGTTCTTCACCATTTAAAGAAGTTTGGTATCACGAGATTCAAGTTGACGGAAAATTCCAAAAATTCTATGACCCAGGTAAGAATGACAATGAGCGTTCACCATTGAATGAAGTTTATGAAGAACTACGTTCAACAGGTAAAGATTCTGACAAAGAATTAGCGAAACAATACTTATCTCGTAAATTTTACATCGTTAAGGTTATCGACCGTGATAACGAGTCTGATGGTGTTAAGTTTTGGAGATTCAAACACAATTACAAAAATGAGGGTATCTTAGACAAGATTATTCCTATTTGGAGAGCTAAAGGTGATATTACTGACCCTGATAACGGTCGTGACATTATCCTTGAATTAACCAAAGCAAAAACACCTAAAGGTGCGACGTACACAGTTATCCAAACTGTTATGTATGACGACCCAGCTCCTGTACACGAAAACAAAGAGTTAGCGAACACTTGGATTAAGGATGAGTTAACTTGGGAAGATGTTTATTCTAAAAAAACTGAGGAATACCTTGAAGCTATTGCTCGTGGAGAAACACCACGTTGGGATTCTGACAAAGGTGGTTTTGTCTATGGAAATTCATCACAAGGTGAAATTTCTATGGGTGGAGAATCTAAAAAAGTAAATTCAGACCCACAAGCGAACGCAGAACCTGACGAAGATATGCCGTTCTAATATCACTAATGAGCTTGGACACTTACATGGACACAATGTCTACGCAAATGTCTAAGCTCTTATTTTTTAACTAAAAAAAAACAATAACATAGACATTTATGGCAATCAAGAAAAACGATTTTAAATCGATTAAAGACAAGTTCTCAACATCTGCAAAATATAAACCACAAAGATTTTTTGATTTGGGTAATGACTTTTTGGATGCCGTTGGACTACCAGGACCAGCAATAGGACATTTAAATATGCTCTTAGGTCATTCAGATACAGGAAAGACTACTGCGTTGGTAAAGACTGCGGTTGACGCTCAGAGAAAAGGAATTCTTCCTGTTTTCATTATTACAGAACAAAAATGGTCTTTTGAACACGCTAAACTTATGGGTTTTGATTGTGAGGAAGTTGTTGATGAGGCGACGGGAGAATTAGATTGGGATGGGTTTTATATTTTTAATAATAACTTTGATTATATTGAACAAATTACTGACTATATTAATTCTTTATTAGATGCTCAAGAAAAAGGTGAGTTAGATTATAGTTTATGTTTTATGTGGGATTCGGTTGGTTCTGTTCCTTGTAAGATGACTTTTGAAGGTAAGGGTGGTAAAATGCACAATGCGTCAACATTAGCGGATAAGATTGGTATGGGTATTAATCAAAGAATTTCAGGGTCTCGTAAGGCAGATTCTAAATATGAAAATACTTTAATTATTGTAAATCAACCTTGGGTTGAGTTACCTGATAATCCATTTGGTCAACCAAAAATTAAAGCTAAAGGTGGTGAAGCAATTTGGTTAAACTCATCATTAGTTTTCTTATTTGGAAATCAAAAAGGTGCTGGTACAACTAAAATTACTGCAACAAAAGATAAAAGAACAATTAAGTTCGCATCAAGAACTAAAGTGTCTGTAATGAAAAACCACATTAATGGTTTAGGTTATGAGGATGGTAAAATTATTGTAACACCACACGGATTTATTGCAGGAAAAGAAACTTCAGAAGAAAAAGCATCAATTGAGAAATACAAAAAAGAATATGCTGACTATTGGAAAGAAATTATCGGAACTGATGGTGACTTTGATTTAAGAGAAGAAAAAGAATCGTAACATTATAAAAAAAACTAAGTGATTAAAACGTTAATAATTGACGGAAACAATCTTTTTAAAATAGGTTTTCACGGTGTTAGAGATTTCTATCATGAAGGAAGACACGTTGGAGGAACTTGGCATTTCATAAACACAATCAGAAGATTTATCGATGAACAAAACTTTGATAAAGTGGTTGTGTTTTGGGATGGTATTAGTAACTCATCAGCTAGAAGACTTATCTATCCACAATATAAAGAACACAGACGAAGTGATTTCAATGAGTTTAAACAAGACTCCTTTGACGAACAAAAGGAGAGGATTAAACAGTATTTGGAAGAAATGTTCGTTAGACAAATCGTCATTGATAATAATGAGGCCGATGATTTAATCGCGTACTATTGTCAAATATCTGAAGACGAAATTAAAACTATTTTTTCGGGTGATAAAGACTTGACACAACTTATTTCAAATAAGGTGTCAATCTATTCCCCAAACTCAAAACAAGTTTATAAAAACGGTGATAAGATAAAGATTCAATTCCATGAATTCCCGCATCAGAATATTAAAACATATAAAATATTATCAGGTGATAAGTCAGATAATATAGATGGAATTTATTATTTAGGGGAGAAAACTTTAGTTAAATTATTCCCTGAACTACTTGACCGAACGGTAACTATTACCGATATTTTAACAAAGGCTGAGACTCTTTTAAAAGAAGATAAAGATAATAAAGTATTACAAAATTTATTATCAGGTAAAACTAAAACAGGGGTGTATGGTGAAGAATTTTTTATTATTAATGAAAAAATAGTAGATTTGTCAAAACCATTAATCACTGATGAAGCAAAAGAATTAGTTGAATTATATTATCGAGAAAGTTTAGACCCTGATGGGCGAGGATATAAGAATCTTTTAAAGATGATGATGCAAGATGGGTTCTTTAAGTTCCTACCAAAAGGTGATAACGCTTGGGTTAACTTTGTTAGACCATTCATGAAATTAACAAGAAAAGAAAAAAGAAATTACAAACAAATAAAATAAAAATGAAAGAGCAAGAATCAACAAAATTAGAATTTTTAATGATGGTAAATGATAACATCATAGTACAAAGATTTTTTAATGTTAGGGAGTTTAATCCTGACGCCAAAAACTCATTAGACCTCTATGAGTTGTTACTTAATTTTGGTGAGGATATTAAGTACCAACTAAAAATGAAAACAGTGTCGTACATGATGGATAATCAGTATGAAATTTTAAACAACCCTGCGGTGTTAGACACATCGTATATTGATGGACCTGAGTATTTTAATGCGTATATTAAGATGGGAGATGTGACAATTTGTCAGAGACAGTTAGACGCAAAAATATATCCGCCTAAGATAAGATATACCGTGGACGTACGCCCACACCTAAAAAACTTACTTATGTCCTTGACTGACATTTTTTCATCTAAAAATTTAACATTCGAGTACCTCGGACTTCCTCTAAAAGGTTAATATTTATCAAATACAACAATGAAAAAACTATGGCGTCAAATAAAAATTTCGAATATCTAGGTAGCAGTTTTCAGCTACAATTATTAAACCAAATCATTCTCGATAAAGACTTCGCAAGGTCTATTCTTGACGTGATTGAAACAAATTACTTTGAAAACAAATATTTTAAAATCATCATTCAGATGATTAAAGAACATTATTCAAAGTATGAACACACACCAACATTTGACACTTTAGAACAAATCACCAAATCTGAATTACAACAGGAGTTGGCCTCAAAAATTGTTATTGATACTATTAACAAAATTAAAGAGGCTCCACTTGAGGGTGGGGAATTTGTTCAAGAAAAGTCAATGAAATTCTGTAAACAACAAGAGTTACAGAAAGTAATGAACAAAGCCCAAAAAATCATCGATAGTGGTGAATTTGAGAACTATGATAAAGTAGAACAGTTAGTAAGAAATGCTTTACAAGTTGGAGAAAGAGAAGATGGTCAATCTGACGTTTTCTTTAATTTAGATGAGGTTTTAAACGAGGATTATCGTCATCCTATACCAATGGGTATCCCAGGTATTGATAGACTCTTAAAAGGTGGTTTAGCTAAAGGAGAAATCGGTGTAATACTAGCACCTACAGGTGTTGGTAAATCAACACTACTAACAAAAGTTGCAAATCACGCCTTTAATTTAGGCTATAATGTTTTACAAATATTCTTTGAGGATAACCCAAAGATTATTCAAAGAAAACACATTACTTTATGGACAAAAGTTCATCCTGATGAATTGTCTTTAAGGAAAGATGAAGTTATGGTTAAAGTACAAGAAGTAAAAGATACTATGACCAATAAATTAATCTTAAAAAAACTACCATCTGATACGATGACTATGTTACAAATCAAAAATCAAATTAGAAAAATGATTGCTGATGGAATAAGAGTTGATATGGTATTATTAGATTACATTGACTGTGTTGTTCCTGATAGGAATTTAGGTGACGAATGGAAATCTGAAGGTTCGGTTATGAGAGCATTTGAATCAATGTGTCATGAGTTAGATTTAGTCGGATGGACTGCAACTCAGGGTAATAGAAGTTCAATCTCTTCTGATGTGGTAACTACAGACCAAATGGGTGGTTCTATCAAAAAAGCTCAGGTTGGTCACGTAATCATTACAGTGGCTAAATCTTTACAACAAAAAGAAATGAAATTAGCAACTATTGCAATTACTAAATCACGTATTGGTGATGATGGGGTTGTATTTGAGAATTGTAAATTTGATAATGGTATGTTGGAAATAGATACTGAAAGTTCGGTAACATTTTTAGGGTTAGAAGTTCAAACCGAAGAAAGAAATCGACAAAGAATAAAAGATTTGTTAGACAAGAGAAAAGAAAAACAACAAACACAAAACTAAGAAAAAACATGGAAAAAATTTTAATAGAGAATCCGAATAGATTCGTTATTTTCCCAATCGAACATGACGATATTTGGGAATACTATAAACAACATAAAGCGGCGTTCTGGACTGCGGAAGAAGTTGATTTGTCAAATGATATTAGAGATTGGGAAAACCTATCAGATAATGAAAGATTTTTTGTTAAAAACGTTTTATCATTCTTTGCCGCATCCGATGGCATTGTTAATGAAAATTTGGCAGAAAACTTCTTAAAGGAAGTTCAATACCCTGAAGCAAAATTCTTTTATGGATTCCAAATCATGATGGAGAATATCCATTCCGAAATGTATTCGCTTCTAATCGATACCTATGTGTCGAATCCACAAGAAAAGGACGAATGTTTTCATGCGATAGATAGATTACCTGCGGTACAAAAAAAGGCAAAATGGGCATTAGATTGGATAAATAATTCAACATTTGAAGAGAGATTAATTGCTTTTGCGGCAGTTGAAGGTATTTTCTTTTCAGGTTCGTTCTGTGCTATTTTTTGGTTAAAATCTCGAGGTATTTTACAAGGACTATGTAATGCGAACACTTTGATTTTCAAAGACGAGAACTTACACTGTGACTTTGCAATTCAT